CAAATACTTTCTATTTGATAATTTTCATGGACGGAGATTTGCTTATTGCCGTATTGAGTGTCACCCAGTCCTCTCCGGACATGGTGATTTCCTGCTGATCCGCCAAGAACATCCTATCGATTTCGTCGACGGCCTTTTTAAGTTCATTCAGGTTGTGAGCTTCATTGACCATCGCCAATGCGTCTTTGATGGTTTTCTTGCCCGTGGTGGCGCTCATAACCATGCCTTGCAATCCTGGTTGTCGATTGTGACGGGATTAATGATCCGATCGATAAGAACATAATCCGGAAAATCACGAACGACCTCGATGAAAAAATCTGTCTCTGCCTGCTGTGGTGTTTCGCCCTGTTTGATGCCATGGACCAGCCGTACAACCAGTTCATTGTCCTTTCTTTGCATGACAGCAGAGATCATATAGCTCAATGGCTGATGTGTTTTGATGTAGACTGCCTTGCAAACCTCGCCTGATGTCTCTGCAAGACTGCTGCCAGATATCAACATGAGAAAAATCAGCAAACCAAACCGTTTCATCTTAGTTCTCCCCAACTCGATTCGTTGTTTTTGTAACGCTCGATAATCTCAGTTGCCGTGGCGTATAGCATTTGGTCGCCTTCGGTGAGAACTTCGAGCAAAGCTGCTTTCTCCGCCATGTAAACCTGTGCAAACTTATGGTCATGGTCCATGATGGATATTGAGTTATCGATTAAATCTGCTAGTTTGATGGTTTTGGCTGCCGGTGAAGCCTTTGCTGTATGTTCGCGATCCATGGCTTTGCGTGTAGCCCTGAGTCCATGTTCAGGCCTGCTCACGTCTGTCAGCATTTCCACCAGCGTTGCTACTTCCTGTCCAAAATGGCGCTCGATGTCTTCGATGGTGGCGGCGGTATCCTCGACCGTATCATGCAGCCATGCGGCAGCCAGCATTTCCGGTGTGTGAGGCACGCTACGCACCAGCTCTACCACGGCTGCTGGATGGTTGATGTAATCCTCTCCCGTGTATTTGCGCTTCTGGCCTATCGCCCCATGGTGATAGGTGGCAAATTCTCTCGCCTTTTGTTCGATATCTTCACTCTTCATCCAGAGCTCCACCGATTAGCATATCGTTTGACCGAAGGATAATCGTCAAATATTTGCCGTCCATTTCCATCGCCTTCTGAAATGCGGAAAGCTCGATGGTTTCTCCGAAGTCATCGCCGCCTGCTGCAGCAACGATGTCGTCATAGTCCGCATCCTCTCCATAGCCTTCAGCATAGACGACATAATTCATCGTTGTCGTTCCCGGCAGCGTTTTGCTGCTACCTGACATCAGATAGATACCGGAGTCCTTTACGAGTGACAGATACGGCTCAATCTTACTGACATCGACATCACTTGCCTTAACAAAGCCGAAATCACTGGCCTTTGCATGCGGTTTCCAATACTGGCTTTCTGCCAGGTGAATCAGACTTGGGCTCATCTTCGGGTTCTGCAGGGTGTGATCAATGAGCTTTTTTACTTCGGTTTTCTTGAATTTCAGAACTGCCATTTTTATGTCTCCTGAGTAATGGTGGATTCACATTCCATTTTCCAGATTTTTTTTGAAATGCAAGTGGTAAGGCCCTTGAATTGGAGACTTTAATTGCTAGCATGAAATCAACAGTTCACAGGAATAATCATGCAAGTACAGCCAATTCATTTTCATCGCCCCCAGACTCTTTCTTTGTTTGGGAGCGCCTTGGACAAGTTCCAGGTTTCCACATCTCCGGAGGTGGATGAGATGCTTGCGGCTGGAGCAGTTGTTGCAATCGGGGTGTCAGGTGGAAAGGACTCTCAGGCTGCAGCAATCCGGCTCGCCAGCTATCTTGATGAGATCGGCCACAATGGACCTCGCGTTCTAATTCATAGCGATCTTGGGCGCGTTGAATGGAAGGATAGCTTGCCGGTCTGCGAAAGACTTGCTGAGCGCCTTGGGATGGAACTTGTCGTGGTGCGTCGGAATGCCGGCGACATGATGGACCGGTGGCTGACCCGTTGGGAAAACAACGTGGCTCGCTACGCCAATCTGGAATGCGTGAAGCTGATCCTGCCATGGAGTACGCCCAGCATGCGTTTTTGCACTTCAGAACTGAAGACGGCCATCATCTGCGCTGACCTGACCAAGCGTTTCCCCGGCCAACAGATTTTATCCGTTACCGGTGTTCGCCACGATGAGAGCGCATCACGGTCCAGAATGCCTATCTCATCACCGCAGACGAAGCTTTTAGCTCGTGGATGTTCTGGCCTCAACTGGAACCCGATTATCGCTTGGTCGACGGTAGAGGTATTCCAGTATCTTGATGAGGAGGAAGAGCAGTTGCATGAGGCGTACACCCGATACGGCAGCAGTAGGGTTTCCTGCTCATTCTGCATAATGGGATCGACTGGCGATCTCATCGCCTCGGCGTCTTGCGAGGACAATCAGGATATATATCGAGAAATGGTAGATCTGGAGATCCGGTCGACGTTCGCATTCCAGAGTGCTAAATGGTTGGGCGATGTTGCCCCTCATCTGCTCAAACCAGAGCAACTTGTAGGACTCGCGAGGGCCAAGGCTGCTGCAGAAAGAAGAAAGGAAGCAGAATCCGTGATCCCAGCCCATCTTCTTTACACGAAGGGCTGGCCAGACACAGTGCCTAACCCCGATGAGGCTGAGCTGATCGCTCACGTTCGCCGCCAGGTTGCCGAGGCCGTTGGTATCGATATCAAGTACACCACAGCACCGGCCATTATGGAGCGATACGTGAAGCTGATGGATGAAGCGACGAGGAATTCATGATGACGCAATGCCAGGTGATCCAATTCCATCGCCCCAGATGCGAGATCCTGACCGAAGCGCAGGCCGAGGCATTGCGCGAGGCGCTATCCGGTCGCTTACTCTCTCTCTGTTTTGGCGCCGGCGTCGATTCCACGGCAATGATTGTGGCGTTGCACGAGGCAGGCATCCGGCCTGATGTCATCACCTTCGCGGACACTGGAGGTGAGAAGCCGAAGACGCTGCTACACGTCGATAAAATGAACAGGGTTCTAGCCTCGTGGGGCTGGCCAACGGTGCATGTATGCCGCAAGCAAACGCTGCCGACGACCAACTACAACGACCTTTATGGAAACTGCATGAGCAATGAAACCCTGCCATCGCTGGCCTTTGGAATGAAAAGCTGCTCAATCAAGTGGAAGGCTACGCCACAGGACCAGTTTCTCAAGGGCGTCAAATCAGGACCATACAAGGCTCCTCCTCATCCAGTCTGGATCAGGTCGGTAGAGACTGGCCAGAAAATCGTAAAACTGATTGGCTATGACTGCGGGAGAGCTGATCTTCGGAGATCGAGGAAACCGCCCCAACAGGACGCGGAATTCGATTTCTGCTATCCGCTGCAGATCATCGGCTGGACCAGGCCCGACTGCGTGGATGCGATCAAGGCTGCGATCGGCCCCGATATGGTTCCCATCAAGAGTGCGTGCTTTTTTTGCCCGGCTTCGAAAATCTGGGAGCTGTACTGGCTTGCTGCGCACCATCCCGAACTGTTTGAAGAAGCGCTCATCCTGGAACGGAACGCCTTGACTGGCCGCCACAGCCGTTTCCCCGAGGCGGAGTTCGGTGCCTCATGGGACGAGATGGTTAAGTCATCAGACCGATTCCCAAGCACCAGCACCTGTGTTGGGTTGGGCCGGACCTTTTCATGGAATCAGTGGGCATTGGTCAATCATGTGGTGGATAAAGACTTCAAGGTAAGGCGGCAGGACACCGCTTTATTCGCTCAACGAGCTGAGGAATTGCGGACTTCGGATAATGCCTTGGATTCCCGAGGCGCCGCAATTGAAGATGTGGTGGCTAACACATCGTTAGATACGACCTGCAACTCAACCTAAAGTCTGACAAAAACGATGACCCAAAACCTGTAACTCAACCTAAAGTCTGACCATGCAGAAAGACACATCCTGTAACTCAACCTAAAGTCTGACGGGGAATACCGCTGGATCCCTGTAACTCAACCTAAAGTCTGACTCTCCCCTTCTCTGCTCCCTGTAACTCAACCTAAAGTCTGACCAATCAAGCTTTAAAAACCTGTAACTCAACCTAAAGTCTGACCGCGATGGGCAAATCTTCCTGTAACTCAACCTAAAGTCTGACCACAAAAATGGGCGATACCCTGCAACTCAACCTAAAGTCTGACATCGATTGGATGGAGACCCTGCAACTCAACCTAAAGTCTGACCAAATGGACGAACAATCTCCTGCAACTCAACCTAAAGTCTGACTGATATCAATATAACATATTGAATCGAATATCAATACATGAATTTATGATATAAAACTGCCTATGGAAATTACACAATTACAGCACCCGGATTCAATTTGGACATGGGAATTCTCAATCTCTTGAATTGTGAATATTACAATTCCAGGCACCATAAAAACGAAAGGCCGCTGATTTCTCGGCGGCCTTTCTATCCGATTCTTGGTCACTATCGGCAGTGCCCGTTTGCCCAGGTGAGGAGGCTAAAAGCATCCATCAGCAAAACAGGTGAGTAAGGAAATCATACCCTAATCCGGATTGTTGTCAACTGTTCGCGTCTCAAAAAATTTCCGGCCAATGTTGATTGCAGCATTTGTGTCTGCATGCATTGAATTCCCGCAATCAGCAAAAACGCAACAATAGCGGCTCTGGGACGAATCTTTGGCATGCACATGCTCCGGTGCCCTGCGCAGATTAGCTTTCATGATGCGTCGAAGTTCAGTGACTTTATACAATCCTGAAGATAAGGTCTTGTTGAATTGCACACGCTTACGCTGTTGCTTCAACCTCTTCAGATCTTCTGATGTCAACGCAGGACGTTCTAACAGAAGTAGCGTTTCTTTTGCTATCTTGATACGTCCATTATTAACGGCAACTTGCTCTGTGTCTTTCAGGGTGGACAAGACCTCAACGGGATTACGGCGGCAACTGGAGCATTCCTGGCTTGTCCCCTTGCTACCAACACCGACGCCGGGGAATAGGTTTAGTGGCTTTGCTTTTCCTGTTGGTTTGCCATCCTTGTACTCAGGCCCCATCAAATACGGATGCTGCCATTGCTCAGACCCCATCCAGTAGCCTTTTCGCTCGTTTCTATGCGCTTCCGTACTTGAATAGGTGTAACGGTTCACAACAGCGGTATATACAGCATCAAGCTGCTTATTCCCAGTGTTCCCGGTCATGCTTTCCATAACCGGGAAGCCTTTGTAATAGGCGCACAGCCGGTTTATCTGGTGGCATACGTCTCCGACCACATTCTCCCGGACTTCCGCCATGTTGATGTTGAACAGAGACTGGAATTTCTGGCGGATGTTGGGGCGATCCTGATAATGCCTGGTACGCCGCATCATGCGTTTAATCGACGGGATACGGTGGAAACCCTTGTCGACCGTCTCTTTTGTTCTGGTGTCGAACACAGCATAACCAATGCCAGTTTCTCCAAGGTCGATAGCTACCACCCGATTGAAGAACACTTCTGCGTCAGCCGGGCGCAATTTGCGTGTCTCGGTGACCGGTACCGACAAGACTGCTCTGGTGTCTTGATGCGATGCCGTCACGCTGATTTGTCCATTGCTATCCAGAGTCAGATTCTGGGCGTACTGCAGCTCAAAGACTACGGTGATATCCCCTACTTCAGCTTCATTTGTCAGATGGCGATCGAGGACCGTCTTGTAGGCTTGGCCACCAATCAGACGAACACCGACGCGATTTCTGATCTGGCTTCCCAGCTTTCCTTTCGAGACATCCATAGCGCGTACAGCGGAGTCCCCTCCGACGCCCAGACTGTAGAACCAATCATGAGGCGATTGCACCATGAACGCGCCGAGGATGTCCGGATTAAGCTCTTTCTCTTTCAGCAGCAATGACACTGCTTCTTCCGGCATGGCGGATGCTCGCATGGAGTCCGGCAGTTTGCGGCACGCGATGCCTATGGCGGTCTCTGCCCTGAAAAGGCGCTCTGGAATATTCCAAGCCTTCTGTTTTGGCGCATATAGAAGCGCATTATCACCTTGCCGCTGGAATCTGAGCTTGATGATAAATTCCTTGCGGAACAGCGCGAAAGCCAGTCCTGACAGGACGCTGGAATACTGATTGAATACTTTTTGCAGGACTTCTGCACTCACTTCAGGCTTGCTCAGCTCCAAGGCGAGCATCACAGGCAGGTTCAGGACGCCTTGCGGCAACGTGGTCCTGGCGAGTTGTCCCGGATAGGCAATGTTCGGCAGTCCGGAAAGCCTGATAGCGTAAGCGCCCCGTCCAAGACGTTGCCAGTCTTCAATGGTGCGCCGGTCCAGATTCCCGGCTTGCACCTTTTCCTTGAGCTGGTTTACCCATTCATCCAGTACCGCAAGCCAATCGGTATCCATCAGAACCTGATCGTTGAGCTTGTAAACAGTGTGCCGGGAACGGTCAAATGCGCTCCGGTATATCATGCCCTTCTGCTCAAAGATATGGCGGTTTGCATCCTCTGGTCTTGCAAAGACACCGAGCGTCCGAATGATAGCGGCCAGTTCCTGCTTTACAGGGTCGCTGCAGGCCATAACGAGCTTCAGGATGCGCTGCAGTATGTTGCGCTTGGCACGAACTTCTCCTTTGATCTCATGAATCTTGGGGTTCAGTCCCTTGATATGATTGGCCTCACGCTCGGCAATCCTTGCATAAGGGTCCAGCGCATGACCGTTTTCACGGCACCATGCGTCAATCCGGACGAAATGCTCCTGCATGGCCGCCTGCACCAGGTTGAACTCATCGCGCTTTATCTCTAGCGTGGCATTCACATCGGGTGTTCCACCAGTGAATCGGTTGATCTTTGGCAGCGAACTCAGCCATTTTGGGATATCGAACTTGCAATCCGTTGCCAGAATCAGCTGGGCATCGTTTCTCGTAGCCTCCGCAATCTCGATTTCCTTCTCGATCCGTGCGCGGACCATGTTGAGCACGCCGAACAGTGTATCGATACTCTCTGAGAACTTCTCGATGGTGGCCAGTGCCCAGTCGAAGCCTTGGCTTTCATTTGCGTCTCGCTGACCACACAGAATGTCCAATGCAGACTTTGCATCATCCTTTGCTGTGGCAATTGACGCCATCAGGTCCATTACGCCCGCATAGGTGGTATTGGTGCCAGAGAAGAATTTGCTGCCTTGTTCGCTTTCCAAGCGCACTGGCAAGGCGAATTCAGTGTTCATGTCCCCTATTACCTGGCGCAGCTCCAAAAGGCGCTTACCGTAATTAGCGATCCATGAATTGACCTTGCCAGCAAAATTCGGGCGGAACTTGGCGTAATGCTTCTCCGAGAACAGATTGATCGCCGGCAGCTCCCGCGCGGCCTTTATCACTAGCTCAACCTGTTCGCGATGGCCTACATCGATATCGAAGTCTTGCATGACCTGGCTGATATCAGTTGACCGGAAATACTCCAGCCCTGTGCCAAACAGCCATGACAAGCCAGATGCGTTGCCGGTGATCGTGTCTTCCTGTACATGGGCAATCAGGCCGTTATCCGGTTCTTCCCCGTATCTTTCTGCAGAAGTGGCGAATACCGCATAGATAGGCTCCTGTCCACCATCTACCGCCTTGCCGACATAGGCAATCGTCGCGTCATCTGGCTTGGTCGGGCCGTACTGCTTCGCTATGCTCTCCAGGCTCGGCAGCTTCAGTTTGTGCTGGTCGTTTAGATAGCGGTCGATCGCAGCCATGACCGTTGATATATTCTTTCCTGCGTCCTGCCATGACTCGGCAGATTGGGCGATAGCTTCACCGAGTCCCAAGTAGAAATCGCGCTCCTCGGCTGGCGTTTTGTCCGTGATGGAAGCGCCTGCGATGAACTTGTGGAACTCGCCGGCGATCAATTCCGGCTCGAACGAGAGGTCCTTTCCGCCCGTCGCCCGTGGTAGAGACAGAAGCCGGCCGATGATCTTGCTTGGTACGAAGTTTTCCCAGTCCTGTCCGGACTTCGCCTTGAAGCTTTCTCGCCATTCTTCGTCCTTGAATAGCGCGGCCTGGCGATACATGGATGCAGCCTTGCCCGATTGAAAGATGCGGAACCCTGACAAGATAACTGTGGACCAGTAGCGATACAGCGAACCAGAACCAGTGCCATCCGTCACATTGTAAATCTCCCTCAGTTGGCCCAGTGGCAATCCTGCCTTCTGGTCTACGCTCAAATCGAGAGGAAACTGCAGCGTGCGCATGATTGGTTTGTTGGCTTTTGCCAATAATGCGACTTGACCGCGCCATTCTCTGGCAGATGCGCCGGAGTTTCGAAATTCGTGTAATTTTTTCATTGGTATTTCCGGTATTCGTATTTGGTAGTTGGCCAGCTCATGATTCGCTTACTGATATCCTGCCGCCCGAAGATCGACCACACCATAAGTGCGCGGTTCGGTCGCATCGATCGGACACATTCCCACCAAGCGGAAGCCAGCCGGTAGTTTGACCCGTCCTATGTGGTCTTTGACGACATCCACAGCCTCGTTAAATGTCATGAGGGATGAGCCTTCTTCCTCAAGCTGTTCTGCGATTTCATCCAGGTCTTCCACGTGATCGGCATCTGAACCCATCATGAATACCGTATGTTTGGCGGCATCCAACTCAAGTTGACTGGCTGCAAGCTGGTCGATCTGTTCACCCCAAAAGCGTTTTTCCATAGTTGTTTCCTTAATCTTCATCATCAATATAAATACCCATAGCATCGAATACTTCACCTGGCCACGAATAATCGAACAAGGCATTCACTTGCGCAGAAAAATCATAGATAGCACCGGCAGTATCTCGATTGCCTGATCCAGGAACTAAGTAATACCTGAAATGATCACGCAGTTCGAGCACTTCCTTTACTCGTATGGCTCCAATAATGGCCAGCACAATGAAGGCCATAATTCCGGATTCAGTGACCTTCTGCTTCTTTAGCAACTTAATATATTTTCTGCGCTGAGCCTCCGTCATCGCGATAAAGTCCCGTATGACGTCGACGTTTCTTGTTTCCATAGTGACTAGCGCACTGACTTCTTGCGCCTCGAAATTATTTTTAGCTTCACTTAGGGAGTAATTCTCCTGCAGCAGGTTGGCCAAAGCCATGGCATCACGCCAAGTATGCAGAATGTATGACCCCATAGGCTTTTCATGTGGATGAGTTCTTTCTCTACCTCTTATCATTTTTATCCCCTCTACACTATTAAGCTATACCCTCACTACTCTTGATGTTTGAGTAACGTGCCGTTTTTCAAGAATACTGATCCATGCGGTTTTACTTTCCGTGCTGATCTTTGAACCGAAATGCTCATAAGCGAAATCAACTGCGTTCAATTACTTCCCCTATCCGAATAATGTTTTTTTCAACAAATTCCTTACCCGGTCCCATAAGGACGGGTTTGCTCGCCATGTCGCCCAGCGCCCTTTCTTATCCATGCCCGTTACCCGCATATCGTCATGCAGTCGGCATAGGTATTCAGTGACCAGCTTGCATTCGTGACAGACCCCTACGGCCTCGACCACGGCCACATTGCCTATTGGACTGGTCACACGCCCCCTCAACAAAGTTGGGTCGATATCCTTGTTGCACCCACTACAATGTCCCGCGATGGCTTCCCAGACAGCCCCGTTCTCGAATGTCACCGGGAACTGGCTATCAATCGATGGCATCGCCAGCAATTCCCACTGTCGCTGGCTTACCTGGCGCCTGCCTACGGCTATGCTACGCATTGCTCCAATGCGCCCAGCGCAGCCTCCACATTGCCTGATTGGATATACTCAATGGCGGCCTTGATTGCGCCTTCCTGACGCTCTTTCTTCATCCTGTCCTGCAGCAACAGCTCGAACCGGTAGGCGATCTGGCGTTCGTGCGACTCCGTGAAGGCGATATTCGCCCTTCCGCGCTTCGGATCGTCCAGCCACGCGATGATGCGAGGCCCGTCACAGTATTGAGGTGCCATGGTGCTGTAATCCTGCAACAGAAAACTGAATGATTGCTGGTCCATGCTGATATCGTTTTCGATGATGACTGACTTTGGTGCGCGGTTCAGTATCTCGTCCCATACGGACGGCAGAATGCAGTTTGATGGGGCATGCGCGAACATTGGCGCTATCTCTTCATTCTTGAACCCAGCAAGACCGCAGCCGATTCTGGTAACGAGAAAAGTCATGTCCGAGAACTGACGCGCATACCGGATAAATCTCTGGACGCTGCCCTCGATATCGTGAAGCGTGCGCGTTCTAAGCGAAGCATCCTTGGTTGGTATGGCATAAGCCTTGTTCATCGGCCCTTCCCCAATTCCATACTGGGCCCTGAAGTACCTGGCAGCGGTAGCAGCAGCGCCCTTGCCATGCCTGCCGGCCAAATTTGACCCGAAGACGAACAGAAGCTTGGGGTTGGATAATCGAATTTGTTGCATTGCTATATTTCCATTGTCTAATCCATACGGATGGAGACTGGAATGGCTGGGGGACCATCACTGCACGGCCTTTCGGCCGAGCCAGTCTCCATTCGTATGGAGCGGGCAACGAGACCCGCATAGATACTCATCCTAAGTGATATACCTGATTACTCCGCACTTCCTGCACTTCATTGGCCGTCTGCCGTCACTCAAGAAATAAAGCCGCCCAACCATAGACTGCATGGGTTCGTCCGTATGGAATCTCTCGCATACCTTGCGCTTAACCCTTCGTCTACCCTTCGTGATTTGGTAGGCTGCCCAATCCCTTGCATACCTGCCTGCTTCCCGAACAGCATGGATCGGTCTGAAGTTTGTAGTGGTGCTCATTTGTATATTCCTTGGCTCTTATCCTTTAACCGACAGAAATGATCTTTCCGTGTCCGATCTTGCCGCCCGGATTCACGATGGTTGGGGCGATGTATTTGATGCGACGTTCCTTGCGTCCCGGACCGCATGGCTGGCGTCTGAAATAGCCTCGCCGCGGATGCGTGGCTATTGTCCGTTTTGTTTCGCCTGCGTCCTGTCCTTTCCGGAAGAACCGCACCGTATCGGCGCTATCCGCAAACTTTGCTCCCACATAACGGACCTGGACATAACCATCATTTTCCAGTTCACGTCTGGCCGCTTCCTGCCGTACCGGTGCTGCCGACATGACGCGCTCAACCTTATCGCTCGGGGCGTCTGCAGGCCATCCACTCTCAATGTCGTCCGGACGTGCCGCAAGGAAGCTCAATACCGCCAGACAGATCGAAGTCATTCTTTTATACAAATCTTCAGACGGTAATCCGATGGTTTCCAAAGCGCCGCTTATGTCAGGTTCCACGCCGTAGGCTGCAAGAAATTTCTGCTTGATTTGTTCCATCTGCGCCAATGATTCCTTGTTCTGTTCTTCCAGTTGAACCCTTGAAGCTGCAATGGCGCTTTTGATCGTCTCTGTGGGAGACTTGAAGAATACTGGCAAGGATTCGAACAAATCGGCAGCCATGTAATGGATCGGTTTGTTCTTGTATGCGTTATGCCGGATCGGACAGATCGATAACAAATTCTCGCCCTGACTTCCGTCCGGATTCCAGTTCGGTTTCCACGAAACGAATGCGCCTTCGTACTGGATGCCGTCGATATGCAGCGCCGGATGGTCGCCAAAGTGCAGGTACACCGTTCCGTCTTGAAGCTCCAAATCCTCCTGCGTCACATCGTCGAAATCAGTGACTGCGAGGTTATCAGTCAGCGCCTCAGAAAGCTCGTAGATGACACGGCCATAAGCCAGGAAGCCACCAAAACTCTGGATTAATATGGACTCGTTCTGGAAAATGCGCGGATCTCGAACACCCAGTCTTTCCTTGACGGCTTTCAATACTAACGGGTGTAGTTCATCACTAAGGATCTTGCTACGCTTTTTGTAACTCGCCATATCCGCTTTCGCCGCCAACTTACCCAGTGGTTTCCACCATGGCCTGGTTGCTTGGAACCGTACCGGTGCGAATGCGCTTTTTTCAGAAATCAGATGCTTTGTCATGTTCAATCTTTCAAAGGTTGTGTTTGGCTGCTGCTTATGCGTCATCCATGCAATCATGCAAATCATGATACTGGAGCGGGCGACGAGGTTCGAACTCGCGACATCTTGCTTGGAAGGCAAGTGCTCTACCAACTGAGCTACACCCGCTCTGGTGCTACTTATGTCACCCCCTCTGGAGGTAGAGGTGTGACACTGCCGGCGTTTTCACCCACCTCCGGCTGGGGCTATGTATCTTTCAATTTCAGACTATCTCAAAAGTCTTCCAAATCAACCCCTGAATCTGATTTTTCTTACCCAGAATCCTTGTTTCATTACATGTTCTGAGAAACTCAAAAAATCGTCTGAAATTCCAGATTTATCTTACTGTCCGTTATGCCTGGGTGCAGGTTGTGTCTAATATTAGTTAGAAGGCATCAGCGCCGAATGCCTGATTCGTGCTGCGTTGTTTCAAAAACAACCGTCCCGCACTCTTCGTCGAATACCGGCGTCACGTCGCAAAGGTCATCCAGCCCGCCGCCGTACTGCCACACAGTCACATCAACATCGCCGCCGTGCTGCTCCTTCAGCGCATTCAGCGCCGCAATCATTTGGTCAATCGTCATCTTCATCTCCTTATCAACCAGCCTTCTAACCCGTCAATCAACCGGACGCGCCGCGATAAAGCCGCGTCGCTCCGGTTATCTCAGGCGTTGGGCGTCTTGGTGGGGCGCGTGCGTCCGGTCTTCACCCAGCGCGCAATCGCCAGTTCGCAGCCTGTCGTCAGGGCGAGTCCGTTTGCCATGCCTATGTGCGTGGCCCGCTGGCCGCATCCACAGTGGCAGCGGCGGCGAGAGGTGGGGCGCACCGGCTGCGCGTACCGAAGATTCTCGGTTGCTGACGCACTCTGTCCCCATCCGGTCGTGCCGCCCTTCATGGCGGCGGAAAGCGCTTTCGGGTGCAGTTTGTTCAGGTCCATCGCCTTTCTCCTTTCCGGGCGTCGACGCCCAACCCAACAGTCGATCTGACCTCGCGCATAAAGCCGCGCGAGTCAGATCACTTTCGCGTTATACGTCAGGGCA